TTGTTGTAGAAGATTCTTGCTTGATAACTCTTCCTTTTGCACCACTAGATCTTCCTACAATAATTTCTCCTGCTTTAAATGCTGGAGTACCAGTATTATAAGTTACGTTAGGATATACGTTATCAAAATCGTTTGCAGATGCATCGCTATAATTGTAGATAGCATGAACCTTTGATACTCTAGTGATACCTAAACTTAAAGTGGTATCATTAAGATTATACTTGTTCAGTGAATCAATATCTTTAAGTTTAATTACTCTCATTTTTTTGAGAGATGCTAATTTCAATACAGGATTTGGTACATTCTTTGGACCATAAATTACAAAACTGTCATTTGCAGTATTAGCATCAGTCGCAATAGTGAAACTAAAGTTACCACCGCTCAAGTTTGGAGTTGCTGCAGTAAGTGCTCTTGCAACTCCTACACCGTCGTTATCAATTCTTAAAGTATAGTCACTTACATTTGAAGATGCAAATGGAACGTTAACAGATCCACCACTTCCTGTTCCATTAATAGTGCCAGTAGCAACAGTTTTAATATTAAATGCAGAGGCACCCTCAAGAGTTTTGATTACATTATCGTTAAATGCTTTGAAAATATATGGATTAGTTCTTCCACCAGTACTAGCAATAGTAAATGTATGTCCACCACTTACACTATTAGTTTCAAAATTGGTAGTGCCATTAATAACAATGGTATCAACATCATTGATAGTGTTTGTTTTTGCAAGGAATTTAATTGCAGCAATTCTTACAACATCATAAGAAGTTTCTGTTTCAAAACCGACAAACAAACCATAACCAATTACATTAGCACCATCTTTCAGTGCTGCAATTTGATTAGATTGATATGCAGATTGTAAGTTATTATAGATTGGTTCGTTACTCTTTGCAGTTCTGAACTCAAATCCTCTTGCATCTGTAGCAATGAGTTTATTAGTTTCTTTATCAGTGGTTCTTGGTTTTTCAACATCAACGTAGTTTGTTGTTACGTTCTCAATTTCATATCCAAGTACATATGATTTTCCTGGACCTACATTGACATTAAAAAGATCTGCTGATGGAGTATTATCTTGATCGGTTTTTTCACCAACTGAGAAAATACCATTGTTTACACCATCATTCAAATTCTCATCTTTGGTAAACTTATAAGTTTTTACCTCATAATCACCTGATTCATCATAGGTTCTTCTTGCTAAAGTATCTTCTAATGTACGAGCAATCTGTGCTCTAGAAGTAGTTACAATCTCTCTTAATTCACCTTGTTCTAATTTCAATAATTCGATAAAGTCAGTGACTGACTCATCAGTTAAACTTTTCTTAGTAAGTTTTGCTTGTAACTTTAATCTATGTGCTCCAGGTGCAGAATAGTTAGAATATCCCTGAGAAGGATCTGTAAGCGTCTGATCATCCTCAGGAGTTACAATAGTTTCTAATACTTGCAGACCAATCCTATAAGATGGTGTGGTAGCAAATTGATCAAGGATAATTTCTTGTTCTTCGACAGAGGTGAAGAATCCTTTGATAAAATAAATGCCAGGAGTAATTTTTGCAGCAGAACCCGTATGTGTTGCATCCTCAGTAACACACTTTGCAAAGTCAGTGTCTGCTTGAATTACAGTTTCCCCAATACTGAAAGAATCCTCTGCTAAGAGAATTTCATCGTCAGCAAATGTTCCAGAGGTATTTGAAGATCCAGCACTTGTATACTTAACATAAAGAGTCGTTTTGCCCTTTTCCGACTCTTCTGAAGAGATTGCATTAACAACTCTTGCCCTTACACCAGAAGATTGACCAATAATGGTCTGACCAACAATAAATTGCCTAATTGTGTCCGAAGAGATTCCAAAATACTCATCCTCAATGAGCACAGAAGTATAATACAGGTCATATGAGATTTGCCCTGGAATGACCATAGCACCATCTTTATAGATGCTCGATCCAAACTTTTCAATTTGATCCTGCAATAAAGATTGCAGAACTGTTAGTTCCCTTGCCTGCAAAGGGAATCCTGGTCGAAACAGAACTTTATGAAAGTTATCTGTTGCGTCAAAGTCCTCAAAATATGGAGGAGTGTTCAGGTTAGTTGTCTGGGGCATCTCTTAGAACTCTAAAATAATTTTGAAATCTTCTGTTTGGTCTTGCGCTCTGGAAATTGTATTCCTATTATCTATGTAGATGATTTCTCCAGACCCTCTTACGATGTCTGGTTCTGAGACCGTATTGATAGTAACGGTTTCTGAACCAATAATGATAGATTCACCATCTTGGAATGTAGGTCTAGAACCATCACTTCTCAAACCAGCATTAAGAACATTTTCTTGTGTAAAATAAATCGTGTAGATATTATTTACAGTATCTGGTTCATAATGAACAATTCTTCCAGTGGCACCACTACCAGCACCTGGGGTAGAAATTAAAACGTCGTCATAATCTTCTTGTGCATTTGATAAAGGACTTACACCAGAACTAGAGTAAGCTAATGTCATTTTTCTAGCACCATTCAATGTTGCTGAAGTGCTAGTTGTAACTGGATTGTAGATAATACCAACAACACTAAAATCATTACCAAATACAAAATCAGTATTCTCTAATTTGCAGTGAAGTGCTAATCTGTAAGCACCTAACTCTAATGGCATTCCAGTTGTTGCCATACCCTCTTTAGGAGTGATGATTGGTTCTAAGAGGGCACTAGAACCGCCTGTAGTGTTGATCTGTGCGAACGTATACCCAGTTCCAGGGTTAAGAACTTTAATGCCTGTGATGGCACCTGCAGCGTCTGTAGAGGTAATTCTAACTCTACCGTTCTGACCATCTCCAATAATGTCAAACTCAGAGTTTGCAGTATAGTTTGTACCAGGTGTTTTAATTACAACATTATAGATTGCACCACCGTAGTTTGATGCTGGAAGAATTGCATTATTAGCATCAATACTAGAGGTTTCTGGGATAGGAATATATTCATCACTCTTAAATCTTTCAAAATCGTTAGCATTTACGCTAAACATAAACTTCCAAACATATCCATCAGACAATGTAAATGGAGAACTAGTTGTTGACGACGGTTCAACAGTAGATTGTCCATTGTTGTTATTATTCAAACACTTATATACTTTATACTCAGAGGTAACAACAAAGAAGTTTGTTTCATACAAATGAATCTCTGTGTTAAGACCCTCAACATAATTTACTACGTTATTAGTAGCATTGATGACAGAACCGTAATTGTGACGGTAAATGTCATAGGTGGTTCCTGAAGACCAGGTTTTGTTTGGGATTACAGATCTAATTTCTGAAGAAGGGATCTTTTTCAATCCAATCATCTGGTCATAGATATTAAATGCTGCTTCCTGATTATCAATAGGATTTACTGGTTGGTTATTTGTCCAACCATCAGATTTTGCAAAAAACAAATATAATCCAATTTCATCTACAGTTCTATTGCCGTTACCATCCACAAACTGAGGATCTTCACCCAAAGCAACTCTCTGTCTGAAATTTTCAGCAAGGACTACCCTAAATCTATCGGTTAAAATTGCCGCCATCGTTAAACAGTTTTCTTTTTATTTATAGGACTAGAAGTTATAATATAATTCGTTACCAACCGTTAGTGATTGATATTCCGCAATCAAATCATTATCAGTAACAGGACCAACAGTATTCAGATTGTTATTCTGTAACTGAATGGTATCTCCATTAGCAATTACGTTTGCGGGATTGTCTAATTTGACATAAAGGAAGCGATTTGTCGCATCCCAGTTAATAACAGTTGCAGAATTGGCAAGTCCAACTCCAAATTTAATTTTAGAAACGGACTCGTTAATAATACCATTACCAGATCCTTGACTTGGTGCAAGGAATGGTGCATTTGCCGCAGAAGCATCCAATTCAACAATTTGATCAAACGCCAAATCTCCACTAAGTTTTACACCTTGAATCTCATCAAGGGATCCACTAATTGATGGATTTCTTGGTACAAATGTAGTATACCTTGCATTGATTCTTCTAGGACCAAAATGTGTAGTTGCAGGTAATGCAAAGGTAATCAAGTTAGTATCATCATCTGGATTATTTGGTAAATCTGAAGAAATGCCATCTAATACAATAGATGCAATAGCAGTGGTGTATAGTGTAGTACCAGAAAGTGGGAATATTCCCCCTGGTAATGAGTTAATTGTAGTAGTTAAAGTTCTTCTAGATCTCAACGACTCCCTTACTTTTGCCTCTTTTATAAGATCACTTAACCACCAACCATATTCACCAATAGTTCCTGGATTGATTCCAGACAATGGATTCGTATTTCTTTGTCCTTGGGAGTTAGTTGTTGCTAATCTGGTAGCACTTAAGACATTAATAATTCCTCTAGAAGAAACTTCATTTGATTGAACTATAGTGTCACCTGCTTCAACTGTAGCGTCAACATCAATACTCTCATAATCATCTGGTGAACCCACAAAGATATATCCTTCAAATTCAGAACCAAATTTTGGAGGAGCAGAGAATTCAATCAAACTACCAAATAATTTGAATGATGATAGTGATTCTGGATATGCTTCCTCTCTTCCAAACTCAGTAGTTGATGGAATCTGATATACTCCATCAATAAACAGAATAAGGTTGGCAGAAATATTTGCCTCTGCTCTTCCGTTAGAAATCAAACTGAAAATCTCACCATTAACATCACGCAGGTCAAAGGCAGTTTCAATACCATTAAATTCATTTGAGATATCTCTAATGGAAATCTGTTCACCAACGTAGAAACAGTTAAATGGCGTACCGTCTGAAGGTGCTTCAGTAAATACCAATTTAGAAAACTCATCAGAAGTTCCTGGAGTTCCATCAGGATCTACCTCAACTAAGTTGTAAGAAGATCCTCTCTTTTGTAAGATACCATTGACAATTACGAAAATATCTTTGTCAGCAGTAATTGCAACAGGATTACCATTTTCTTTCAATACAAACTCTGTTTTCTGACCATCAAATCCTCTATTAAAACTTTGTACAGTTAAAGAGTATGGAGTAATCTTTTGTACTGAAGATCCATTACCATGGAACAATGGTGCATTAGTATTTAATTGTGATCTGGTAACAGTTAATGTATTTGATGAAATATTTGTAATTTTTACAATTTCAGTATTATCAATTACGATATAATCATTTTGAGAAAGACCTGTTGCACTAACAACGTCAAATGCAGTATCAGCAAGAGAAACACCAAAAACCTCATCAATTGATGTAATAACGTTATTTTTCTGAGAACTTACAAGACCACTAAGAACAGTTTGTGCATTAGTAAAGGAATTATCTCTATTAGTAATAGACGCATCAGTCACAAGTTGCTCAACAACCAATGTATGATGCAGGAATCTAATTCCAGTATCTTGTGCCATGGTGATGGTTAAAGAACCAGAACTAATATTTGTAAGAGTAATTGTTCTAGTGCCACTATTGATGGCAGAGATTTGAAGTTCATCATCAGAATTACTCGTCATACCATGTGATGCTTTAAATTTAACTCTATCACCTACAAAGATGTTAGTTAAATCATTAACAACAATGTCAAATGTTCCAGCAGCAGCAACTGCACCAGTATGTCCAGTTTCAATAACAACTCTAGTAATAGCAGTACTCTTATCTGTAATTACGGCACTTGCTAATTCATTTGAATTAATAACAAAGTCACCAATAATAAAGTTATTAATTGGTTCTAGTGTATGAATAATGTTCTTACTAACATCATCAAACTGATAGTTTTGTGTTGTTCCTAAAGAACCATCAGCATCTGATCTTTGATAAAGTAAACCAATAAACTGTCTACCAACAGAACGATCAGGTCCCTCATATCTTTGTGGTGGTTCAAAGAAATTAATTTTTCTAATACCACTGGTAAGGGTCTCATAAACAATGTATGGAGTTTGAGTAACACCAGCAATTTCTACAAGGTAATCTTCAGGATTGATAGTAAATCCTACTGGAATTACAAGTTGTCCATCATTGACCTTATAATCATACTTTGTGGTTAAAAGAACTTCTTCTTGTTCTTCTAAAGAAACTCCAAGAGGATCAACAATAACAATTAATGTATCATATGAAAAATCATAATCAAATACTAAATCATTACTTCCATCAATTTCATAATCGTCTGTTGTAATTACAATACCATCAACAAATACAAAGTAACTTTGCTTCGATGTAACACCACTTGGTTTATTACTTAAAGTAATTGCAGTACCAGCAGTAACTGTACCTGAAGTAAATTCATTCTTTAAGAATCCAGAAAGATATCTAATAGAAAGTTCAGATCCAATTGGAAGAGTTTCTGTAAATTGAATTGTAGGAGAACCTCCACCTCCAGAAATAGCAAAAGAAGAATTTAACTGAATTACACCATCAATGAAGACCATATAATTATCTTCATCAACAGAACTAAAGATACCTGATGGGAATACAGTAGAATCATTTTGAACAAGATCAAATGTATCAGTAGAAACAGTTGTAGTTTGACACATATGATAAACTACGGTGTCATCATTAAACTGCCTATAATGCATAACTTCAGGTGGCATTAATTCACCAGCATCTCTATTTGAAGTGAACCTAATGGTCTTATCAGCATCAGTTACAATCCAAGAGGTGCCGTAAGTTTGAATAATATTGTCAAGAAGGACAACCATCTGATCTATATCATAATTTTCAATGTAATTAACAACATCGTTTCCATTTTGGTCTTGAACTGTAGGAGTAACAGGATCTACTACTTTAAGTTCAAACGCATTCTCGATGCCATCAAATTGAAGAGAAATATCTTCAAAAGCAGCAACAACAGAATCTTTAATATTCTTAACGTCTGTCAGCAATCTATTTTTAACTTCAACCTCATCTAAACCATTATTCTTTGTTACAAGATAGTTGTATTTTGTTCTAAATGATACAACTTCGTTTACATTAGTTGAAACATTGACAATAGATTGGACGGTATTTGATCTACCAATAACATTATCAATAGCAGTTCTTGCAAACAAATTGTAACCTGTTGGGTGTGCTGCTTTCTGGTAACCCTCTTTCCACTCAACAAATGGAACCTCTGTTCCAATTTCATATGCAAATTTTTGATATCTATAACTATCTTGCAATCTCAATGCACTAGAACTTAAGAATGACTTAGTATCTAAGAATTTCTTAGGAGTTTGTACGATAGGTCCAACATCAGTGACTGCACTAATACCAAATGCAGATTCAACAATACCAAATGCACCAGAGTCAGATCCACTGATCTCATCATTCTCTGTAATTAGATAATTATAATTTTCAATTCTTAAAATAGAACTACCCTGCTGCCAACCCTTATTATTGGTAACAAATCCAATCTTTTGAGGATCTCCATTAATAGTTACTTTTTCACCACTGATAAATTGAGATTTAGATACAATAGCACTAACTGATGCCTTTCTTGATAGAGAAATTAATTCATATCTAGTTGGAGTTGCTCCACCAGGTAATGTTACCTGAGTCAATGGATTAACATCGGGAGTATTGTTCGATACTGGTTGTTCTCTAGCAGAGATAGTAGTGCTATTGATTTTAGCATAGAAGTTAATGCTACTATCAACAAATTTCTCTACACCATTCTCTTCATAGTATGCTCTAAATTTAAAGATATCATTTTCAAGAATATATTGATTAAATGCAAATTTAAACGAAAGTTCACCACTAGAAGTTAATCCAGCATAGTAATATTTTTCTACGTCAATAATTGGAGCACTATTATATCTAATGCCAGGGAATACTAAATCAACATCAATAATACGACCGTTTGTAACCTGTGCCTCAATAATTGCATGATTTGTACTATTAGCAGGTATACCACCGCCACTCAACACAATTCTTGGTGCAAAGATATACTGACTACCAGGATCGTCGATTACAAGATTACTTACAATGAAATTGTTCTTAATTTTTGTAATTCTTGGGAAAATTACAGATGGTTTTTGTGTTGCATCTGGACTGTATCCATAACCAGAAGATACTGCCTTAACATTGTTAATTTTTCCAATATTATCAGAAACAGGTTCAAGAATAGCACCTTCTCCTGCGACTGTAGTGATTGATGAAATTACAGGAGTTGTAGTATAGTTAAATCCACCAGATGTCAATGTAACGGTATTGATACCACCAGTTGCATTTAAAGATCTTGTAATATATGAAATTGTATTAGAGTCATAAACAAAATTAGAATTTGGTAGAGGATCTTCCTTGGTGTAGATCTCAAAATAGGTTGTACTAGAGTTTACAACATTATACTCACCATTAATTGGTTCTGAGATTGTTCTAATTGTATAATCTCTGTAATCAGATCCACCAACATGACTAATTCTCATGATATAATCAGTCAAATCAGAATCATCTGGGAATATTGTAAACTTAGTAATATTTCCAGCTTCAATAGTTCTATTAATGTTTACATCAAAATATTTTCTACCAATACTTCTAGCATTTGTTACAGCATCATATGATGGACCATAAAATTCAATATTGATAGCACCCAGATTAATATTAGGTACATTAAAGGTATAAGTGCTACCCTCATAAAATTCTAGAGTATCAATAGTATGATCATACCCATTCCCAGTATCAACTTCAAATCTAGGAGGATTATTGACGGAGTTATATTGTATATTATATGTGTTTGTTGTTTGTAATGCTGCACTGACTTTTACAAAGTCATTTTGTACTAATTGATTATTAGCAGAGTTGAGTTTTGCAAGAATTCTGTCTTCTTCATATTTGACCACAAGACCATTAATAAATCTCAATCTATTGACAACTGTTCTTGGATAGTGGAACACTGCACCAGTTGAGAACGCTGTTCTCTCTACAATTAACTTATGATTGTAAGCACTTGCTAAAATCTCAACATTCAAGAAGTTTTGATTAGGATCATTGTAATTACTAAGTGTACCAATTTGTACTTTAGGATTTGCTGTAATTCCTGTCTGTGCATCAAAGGTCAAATCTTCTACTTCACCACTAGCACCAAGTTGTACAACCTGTGTTGCTTGACCACCAAATGTTTGAAGAACTCCATCAAAGAAAAGATAGAAAGTACCTACATTACTACTGCCTCCATTGACAATTTTAGTAGAAACTACTTTATTGTCTTTAAAAATATCAATGTCAATAATCTTAAATTTTTCAGTATTAACTGAAATGATATCATTGATTTCAAATACAGTGCTATCAAATACTGGTATCTCTGCTGTGAGAGTTACTGTAGTTCCAGCAGCGTATGCTTCTTGTGTAGTTTCATTTACACCCCTACGTACAAGAATTGCATTGTCAGAAGTATATACTTGAATAATCTTACAATACTCTTCTTCAATTTTGATATATTTACCAATAGTGTACAGTGCAATAGTACCACTAAGGTTATAATTTTGTAATCTAATATATCCAGTAACACTATCAAGATTATCAACCAATTCTGCTGTGTTTACTAAGTTATTCAGAGCAGCAGTACCAATAGCAGATCCAACTACTTCTGTATTAACATCAACATCAACTGTCAAACTAGTATCAAAGATTCTATCACCATCTTGAAGTGGTCCACCAGTAACACCAGTAAGATACATTCTCTTCAACTTCTGGTCTACAGAATAGACACTCGCTGAAAATCCACCTACAGTTTGAATGGTAGAACCAGAAGCGAATGGGATATTTTCTTCATCATACTCTAAGTAATCATAAGTTGCTTTAGAAACACTTGTTACAGTTTGACCCTTAATTGTACTGACAAAAGCAGCAGCACCAAATCCACCTGTTCCTTCATTATTAAATGCCAGAATATCACCTAATTTGTAACCAACACCAGAAGCAAGAACAGCAACACTATCTACTGCAGCATCAGTAGATGATGGAATCGAATCTACAATAAAGTTTCCAGTATCAGTTGGTTTATGATATGCATTCCCTCCTGGAGTGAGATATCTCTTAAGACCAGAAACATTTTCAATATTAGATGATTCTAAAATATTGAAATCAGTTTGAGTTTTTCCTTTAAACTTTGGTCCAACAAAGAATGGGAATCCCTGCTTTCTATCCTGATTATTAATAGTCGTAAAATAAGCGTACACACCATTTGGAAATTCAGGTGTGACACAGAATCTACCATTCTCAGAATCCAGTCCTACTGGGAAAACTTGTGTGAATACATAATCTTCAGCAAATGAACCCATTGGGTAATTTGCAAGGAGACCAGGGGAAGTAGATCTTCTTCTAATTGATTGTGCTGGTAATGAGTTTGCTTGTAATTTACTATATCCTGATCCTATATTAGTAATAGCAGAAGATGCATCATTTGCAACCTCAAAACCATATGGACCATAGATTGGTGATCCATCCAATGCCCATCCAATGATTGGTGAATGTTGCTGGTTTACAACTGGATTACTAGAAAGGTTTGGAATCTCACCATCGATTTCTAGTTTTTTAGGAGAACCTAAAATAGTGAATCTTTTTTCTGTTTTACCATCAACAACACCACCCTCTAACAACAATGAACCATCAGATGTATTGTAATTACCAACATTGTCAGAATCCCAGTTATTAAGTAAATTCCAACGTTGAACATTCATTTCAAGGATCTCACCAGATCCTTCTTCACTAATTACAATAGAAGTATTAAATTCATTGTAATTTAGACCAGAGTTGGTTACAGTAAACCCAGTGACAATTCCTTGTGCAGCGTTAAATGTAGATACAACTTCTGCACCAATACCACCACCAGTTTTATCAACAACAGTAACTTTTGGAGCAGATTTGTAACCTTGTCCACCATTTACCAAGTCAACACTCAAAAGTTTACCATTTTCAATATTAACAAGACCTGCAGCACCATCACCTTTTAGAATTTGATATTCTGGATCTTGAGTATACAGAGAACCAGGATTATCAATATTTACTTTATAAATTGGTCCAGTAACGACAACTTCAATATCAGCATCGGTAGATCCAACTGTATTGTCTGGTGTAATGGTAACAGTGGGTTGATGAGTATATCCTGTTCCTGGATCTACAATCCTGACTTTAGAGATTTTACCATCTACAATTAATGGTCTAAGAACCGCATCTCTAAATGGGACATTAGGATCATTGAGTGGATTTTTTGTTACGACAATTACTGTATCTGGATCATATCCTTCACCTTTGTTTTTAATATAAACGTTTCTTACAGATCCATTGATCCCAAGTGATACTTCTGCTGTTACACCTGTTTGATCAGCATCATTTAATTTAGTAGGACCATCTAATTTTACTGAAGGTGGAGTATGAACATTAAAATTACTTCCACCATCAATAATAGTCACACTTTCAAGTTCACCTCTGGTTAATGTAGTCGCACTCTTCCAACTCAGAAGAGGAGTTCCATCTCTAAGAATACCAACAGGTGAATTTACTGGAATATCTTCTTTATCTAACTCATTGCTTTGCTCAAATACTTTTGGTATCTTTACAAAGATATCTTCCTCTTTGATAATAGAGTTGCTTGTATTGTAAGTAATATCATAGAAAGGAATCGTTGAATATGGCATATACACATATTCATCATCTGTATAGACCTTAGTTACACCTGCAACTAGTGATTCATTCAAATCTAGTGGAAGTGTGTCGTTAAACTCCCAACCACTTACAATAAGATTATCCTCGACAATAACATTGCTTACAAATCCTAAATCACCTGTTTGATAACCAATATTGTTTGTCTCAATGGTAACATCAGAAATTCCAACATAAACTACGAATGATGCTCCAGGATTATTTTTGGCAGTTGCTAAAGTAGAATTATCATATACAATATCACCTAACAACAAAGAAATATCGTTTGTTGATTGGAATGAATCTACTACTTGATCTAAATCAGAACCACACTCAAAATAATTAGATCTTTTACCAGTATAAGTTACCAAGTCCTGGTTAATTCTTAAAACTCCAACTTCTGGGAATCCAAAAGTAGAATCGACATATAATCTTCTCTCATTACCAACAGTTTCTGGAATTGCTGTAACTACAGTGAAATTTGTAGGTAAGATCTGCTCACCATTTGAAATCTCGAACTCATATACTTGACTTGCAAATGAGAACACATTTTCTGCAGTTTGTACTGGATATTCCACACCCTTTTGTAAAATGCTACTACCAACTAGGTCTGGAACAAAAAAAGTATCTAAACTCTCTAATCTTACAATATTTTTGTTTTGGAAAGTTGCTTCTGATGGTGCGTAGAGATTTTCTTTATAATTACGAAGTTCTGGTTTTTTCTGGAACAGAAAGTTGAAGTAAAAATCAATTCCACTAGGTGTTCCTTTGGAAAGATAAAAATCTTTCGCATTTTTAAGAATTTGATTAATATTGATATCGCCAATATTATCGGTTAAGATATTTGATGGAAAATCAATCAAATAATTAGATCTTAACTCTTCAAGGAAATATAAGATGTATGAGAATGACTGATTGAATACTACAGCGCCTGTAGAGTGTGCTGCAGGTGTTGTTTCATTGTTTGCAGTAAAACCATCACCATAAGTCAGATTATTATAAGTAAATCCTCTTGTACAACCATCAAATGTGGTAATATTATCTCCATTACCATCTACACTATAAGATCTCTTATTGTAGATGATAACTTCATCATCAATTTTTAATAATCCCTGTGCTCTTGGAAATACTACGTGTCCAGCAACTACAATTTCTTTATCATCAGCATCAATAGCAACTTTTAACGATGAAGAAGCATCAATTCCAGTATATGTGTCAACATCAATTAAATCCTGAACTCCATTAAGGAGATCAAGAGGATTACCATTGGTTTCCAAGAACCTATAGTAATCTTTTAAGAAATTGACAAAATTAGGATACTCTGCTGGGTAGTATGACGGTACTTGCCCAACAATGGAACTTGATACTTTTAAATCGTTAAACATGTTTAACTAGATACTGGAATTTGACCGACACCTGATGTTCTAGATGATGATGTTAATGCATCTAGGATTACGCTAACATTAACACCTGCTGGATCGATGGCAAGATATAAATCTCTTAATGCCATGATGTCATTTGACTTAGGAACTACTGAAACTGTAATATAACCCGTATCACCGATCACAGAATTAATATTGATAGCATTAATATTTATTTCCCCTTTTTCATAGTCAATAGAACCTACGTTCTTACTAAAATATCTCTTAGTACTTCCATCATAACGGAAAATAGCAATTGTATTGGTATTTTGTATTTTTTCTAAGTAAAATACGTAGGTTGAATCTTGTCCTGTAATTTTAAACCCAGAAGAGATGATATCTGTATTTTCAGAGATTCTATTTCCATAACATACCTCGTATGAAGCAAATACGTTAGGAATAACTGTAAAATTCTTTCTTAAACGAATCCTAGTGATGTTTGATGTAATGCCATTATCAGCATCATCAATAGTACCAACTAATTTACTGTATTTGAACTTACCGTTGAATCTATTGAGGTCATCAGTTGCCCCAAATCCAACAATAGTGTTCTTGACTGCGTTTTCAATTTCTTGCTGATTCTTTCTTGACTTATTATTGTCATAATAGACAAACGAGTCAATATCAAGATACAGATATGACGGATCAATTACCTCAGGGATAACTGTAAGGATAGAAAACTCCTTAATGTCTTTTTTAAGATTTTGCTTAGCAGTAGTGGTAAGAGTTTCTGCTCCAAATGGTTTTGCAACGATGAATACCTTACCATACTGTGGAGGATCTGCTTCCTCACCACCAAATACCGATAATGACTCAAGATTAGGTGAAATATCTCTAATCAAGGTCTCATAATCTCTTACAGTAACTGCTCTTTTCTGTGCAGAGTAAAAACGTGGAGCAAGATACTTAATTGAAGTGATGTTTTCTGGTTCTGCACCACCTGTTGACTCATCAATGACAGTAACAGTTGGGTTTGTCTGTGTAAACGTCTGTCCACCGTACTCTAACTGACCTGTGAAGGTAAATTCAGTACATTTGTTTGCTGCTTTCTTGTTAGTAACAAGATATTCAATGGTGATTGCATCTAAGTTCTTTAATTTTCTTCCAAAAACGCCATCACCGAAAATTAACTCAAACTGCTCGTTCTTATTTTCTTGAATAAAGTAAACTCTATCAGTTGAATTGAGTTCTGTAATATTTTTTACACTATTGTATCTCTGAGGGATGTTGAAATCAACTTCATCAACAATTACATTGAGAAGATCAACATCAGCGTCTGCACTAGGTACAATAAACTTTTGCTTAGTTGATGTATCAACAGTATACTGTAAGTTTAGGAATGATCCCTGATATACATCCATCTCACTAAAGGTAATTCTACGAACACCATTAGCATCCATGTATGCTTCTCTTGTAATGTCGTTCAGGACACTAAAGATAAAGGATCCATCACCATTACTACCAATAAAGGAATTACCCTTCTTCAAAGTCAATGCAGCGGTTTGTGGATTGACGACAATATCAAGAGTAACAACTGCTTTTGATGCTTTTGCAGACCTTGGAGTATATCCAACCAGTTTTGCAAGAGAAACTACGTTCTCTCTGATAGACGCACTATCAAAGAATACTTCATTAGCAACTAAATTAGCATTTAATCCAGAGTAATAGGTATTATACGCCAAAAGATCGATCAGTTGCGTAAGAACTGATCCTTCAAAGTTATAGTCCGTAAAAGTTTCAGAAGAACGCAAGAATTCTCTTAAACTTTTCTTGACCGCCTCAAA